TGTAATTCGCATACACAACGAAGCATCGTCTAAAACAAATGCTGTTTTTAGAGCATTGATTTCTCCAGAAGAGGGACAGCAAAACCATGCAGCAATTATCTCAGCTCCGTCTATGTATATTGATGTTCATGCTACAGATTATGTAATGTACACAGGAGGGTCTACAAGTTATACAGTAATTCCGCTAGTGTCATTAAAGGGAGAGATAGCAGCAGTAGGTGGAAGTATATCATCTAATAGGTTGACACTTCCGGCAGGACGTTTTGAAATAGATTTCCCAATAGGTTGTTATGGTGGAACAAATTATGTTCACGGTCTTATATATAACTATACCGACACTGATAATATTGAAGAGTTTTCTAATGTCACATTTGCTAGTGTAAGTAATATCACTATTAATACAATTACGGCAGAGTTCTTCTTAACTAAAGAAACTACTATAGAGTTTAAACATAAAACAGATATAGCTAGTGGGAATATGTATGCAAGCAGAATTAAAATAACCCGAAAGGCATAAGGAGTAAAACGTAACTATTAACAAATAAAACGTGGTGCTAACAATTAAAAGTTAGCATCACTTTATTAAGGAGACACAATGAAACTAAACAGCGAACAAGTTAATGCATTATATTGTGGTGATGGTGTATTTAAAACATCAAAAGAAAATCCACACCCACAGATGCACAGATGTTCTTCTGCAGTTATGGAAAGAAAACAATTAAGAACAATTGTTGCATCTTGTATTGATAATGAGCAACACGAAATACTAAAAGAATTAAATACTAAACTTAAGTATGGTATTTATTACGATAATACAGGGAAACAAAATTATAAACTTATTTCTATTATAGATATTATTTATCTTATATATTTTAGAATACTAACATTCTTTGGTAGGAGGTAATATGGCAGAGGTAAGAACAGATGAGTTTCTATTAGATGTTGCTAGAGGTAATATTAAGGATGCTTTTATAGTACATAAATTTGGTGCAAATAATAAAATAAAAGATGTTATGGAGCCTCTAGCACTGGATGGCGTTTATCGGACACCGACAACACCTCAAACACTAGAGATAGTCTCTAATAGTGTTTTAGATATAGCAGGAGGAGCAGGAGCAAGGTCTGTTATGGTATCTGGAATTGGACCGACATGGGAATTACAGGATGAAGAAGTTAAAATGAATGGTACACGTGCTGTCACACTAACTAAACAGTTTCTAAGAGTATTTAGAGTAGAAGTACACACATCAGGTACGTACGCTACTGCTACAACAGGATCGCATGCAGGAGACATTGAAGTAAGTGATGGTAGTGATGTATGGGCTAGTATCTCCTTGGCTAGAGATAATTTTCCTTTAGGCAGTTCTGAGATAGGATGTTATACGGTTCCTTTAGGATACGAGGCTGTACTATTAGACAGAAGGTTTTACTTAGAGGCAGGTAATGCTAGAGTTACAGCAGCTTTATTTCATAGAGGTGAGTGTAATGTTATAACGGAACCTTATAGTCCAATGACTATCTTAGATATATACAGGGAAATAGGGGAGCGAGATGTTAAAATTGATGGTTGGGGAAGGAGTAAAAAGTTTACAGGTCCATGTGATATTGGATTCATGGCAATTAAAGAGGGTTCAGGATTCTTTAGAATGTCCGTAGGCTTTGATTTATTATTATTAAAAATATAGTCGGAGGTAACAATGGAGGATAAGAAGTATGAAAAAATACTAGAAGGAATAAAGCAGATTGAAATTAATCAAGCTGTTACTAATGAGAAAATAAGTAACATGAATGTTCATGTAAAAAGCACGAATAAAAGATTAGATGGTGCTAATGATGCTTATGAGAAATTAGAAAAAAGAGTTGATATACATGATAAAGTAGTAGGTGCAGTTACCTTAACTTTTGGTATATTAATAGCATTACTTAAATTTAAAGTATTATAAGGAGATTAATATGATAGATACAATACTATCAATCGTTAATAAGTTTATACCAGATGCAGATCAAGCTAATAAGATAGCTATAGAATTAGAAAAAGAATATACAAAACAATTAGAATTTAAAAGTGATATCATTAAAGCAGAACAACAAAATGGTTCTGGAAAGTGGCGACCTAGACTTATGTATTTATGTATGGCTATGGTTGCTACTCACTTTATATTATATGATCTATTTTACTTTTTTATTGTTGTATTTGATTTAGATTTAATACTTCCTGCACCACCAGAGAATGAACATTTATGGTCATTTTTAAAAATTGGAGTAGGTGGTTATATAGGATCACGGGGTGTTGAAAGATCAATAGCTTGGTTTAAGGAGAAGAAATGACAGAATCAAAGAAAGCTAATGAAGAAATGCTTAATGCACTACATAACATGGTAGCTATAAAATTAGCACAGATGTTAAAAGAAGCTGAAGGTGAGCCTGATATGATGTTAAAAGTATTAAGAGAAGCAAGAGGTTTCTTAAAAGATAATGAAGTATCTGCTGACATTGGTACACATACACCCTTACAACAAATACAAGGACACGTTAAAGTTGAAGAATTACCTTTTAAAGTTGAAGAAGCACAGGAGGAATAATGTATTCAGAAGAATATATAAATGCCATGAAGACTGACTTTAGAAACTATTGTCATCATATATGGAAACATTTAGAATTACCTAAATTAACACCAGTACAAAATGATATTGCACATTATATTCAACACGGTCCAGACAGATCACAAGTATCTGCATTCCGTGGTGTTGGTAAATCATATATTACTGCTGCCTATGTTACATGGGTTTTATGGAAAGATAAAGAATTAAAAGTTATGGTTGTATCTGCAGGTAAAGATAGAGCAGATGCATTTGCCATATTCGTAAGGAATTTGATTAAAACAGTTCCTTTATTAAAATACCTTGAACCCGATAAAGCAAAGGGTGAAAGATCGACACAGAATGTTTTCGATGTGTCTGGATGTATTCCTAGTGGTTCCCCTTCTGTAAAGTCAGTGGGTATCACAGGACAACTTACAGGATCAAGAGCAGATATTATAATTGCTGATGATATTGAAGTTGTATCAAATTCATCCACACATGACCTACGAGAAAAACTAGCTAGACTTGTTACAGAGTTTGATGCTGTTATTAAGCCAGAAGGTCAAGTAAAATATTTAGGTACTCCACAGACTGAATTATCATTATATAATCTATTATATAGTAGAGGATATGATATGAGAATTTGGTGTGCATTAGTACCAACAGATATACAAGCAGAAGCATATGGTGCTAAGTTAGCTCCATTTATTAGAAAGATGATAGGTGTTAGACCAGTAGGAACAACTACTGATCCATTAAGATTTACTGATGAAGATTTAGCGACAAGAGCATTATCTTATGGTAGATCAGGTTTTGCATTACAATTTATGTTAGATACATCTTTAGCTGATGGAGATAAGTTTCCATTAAAAGCTAATGATTTAATTATTGATGCAGTTGGTACAAAATTGCATAATGAAATTCATTGGTCAAATAATCCTTTACTAAAGTTAAAAGATTTACCCAATGTATCAATGGCAGGTCAAAACTACTATGCCCCTGAGAAGCCCTCAGAGGTGTCTCTCAGCTCTCCTGAGATGTCGGTAATGTCTATAGACCCATCAGGGCGTGGAAAGGACGAGACAGCCTATTCTGTGGCTCTCATGCTACATGGTAACATCTATGTCCCTAAGTGTGGAGGAATGATGGGTGGTTATACAGATGAGACTTTAATAGAATTATGTAAGATTGCTAAGAAACACAATGTAAACAAGGTGTTAGTTGAATCTAACTTCGGTGATGGTATGTTTACTCAATTGATTAAACCACATATGAATAGAATACACCCATGTGAAATCGAAGAGATAAGACAACATCAACAAAAAGAACTGCGTATTATTGATACCTTAGAACCTGTAATGAATCAACACAGATTAATTATTGATCCTAAAGTAATACAAGAAGACTATGACAGTGCATTATCTAACTTTCCACCAGATAAAGCACCACAGTATATGTTAATGTATCAAATGTCTAGACTATCTAAAGATAGAGGATCATTAAAACATGATGATAGATTAGATTCATTAGCTATAGCAGTTAAATACTTCTTAGATATATTAGACGTAGATCAAGAACTTAGAGCATCACAAGCAAAAGAAGAGTTATTAGACAAAGCATTAGATAAATTTAAAGAAGAATGGTACGAAGATAATGGTTCTACGAGTAATCAATCACTTAAGCTATGGGGTAGGTAGCTAAAACCCTAATGATATCAAGTACCTCAATAGGGTGGACTAATGAAGGAAGGATAAATAAATACCTATATATTATATATGTATATACATAGTATATATTATATACCTAGTAACACCTAGTAACACTGTGTGACCTACTAGTGCTATACTGTGTTATGCTTAATATCTATATATCTATTACTTATACCTCCTCTTATTCCCCCTATAATGAACACAAGGAGACACAACGTGTATATAACACCAGATAAAGAACCTATTGAAATAATGGGTACTACAATATCTATTTACATTGATGATGATAAATTAGAAGAATATGATGCTGATGGGCTATACCATGATTATAATATATATTTGAAATCAGAATATAATACTTTAGATGACTATATGGTTGCATATAGACATGAATGCTTTCATGCGTTATGTGAGATACTGGGTATCCAACTAGATGAAAAAGCAGAAGAAGTATTGGCACACAGGGTTTCGATTATGATGACAATAGAGATATAGTTTCACTTACTATGTTTCGCTTAATATCCAAGGAGGTATTATGAAAACAAGATTAGCTGATGCAACACTAGTAATTTTATTTATACTAGTATTGGATTTACTATATAAATCAATTTAATTTAGGTAATATATGACTAAATGGGGTAATGAAATACGTTAAGTAGGTAATACTGCTTATATATTACCCCTATAATTCGCTTAATATCTGTCTTTCAGAAAAAATTGTAAAATTCTGTGAGACAGTATATTAAACAAACCGCGCGAGTTTCCCCCCCATCGAACTTCTATATACACCCTGCAACAATTGTTACCCCCATCAAACTTTAGTATCACACCGAGCAACACCTGTTCACACCGTGTAACAATTGTTAGGTACTAT